GAAAGAACTGCGTTCCAGATCGTGTGTTCCATTTTAACAGTTCCACGCCCTAAGACTTTTGTTAATCCGGCTGTTTGGGTCTTTGGCTGTTTTGGCTGAGGTAAGCTTCGAACGCATCCCCTCCATCCGAGAACAGAAGCTCTTCCTTCTCCCGGCGTCTTCTTTCGTTTTTGGTTTCGGGGCGGGAGGTTTTAAGTTCATCCCTTGTGATTTGGCTGACGCCCGCCCCTTCGCGTTCAGACCCCCCTTGGGGTCCTTTCCTTCTGCTCTTTGCCAAGCTGGTGATTTAGCCATTTTGTTTGGGCCACGTGATATTAAACGGGTCTGGCTGTTTGGTGATATCGCGTAATGCCTGACGATACGTTGCCCATGCTGTTTTGTCAACCGGAGAGTCCGATAGCTGCGTCCAGTCTGAATCTTTAAGTAGCTCGTTACGGGCGCTGCGAATTGCATTCCACTGAGCATCAACCCGTGACTGAAGTTCTTCAGCGGTCAGTGGCTCTACGTCAACAATACAGCACATTCCGTCATACAGATGCGGAGCGGCAGAAACCAGCTTCTCTGTGTTGTGGTTGTAGGGTTTCCACACCGTGATGATGTAGTAGCCCTGCTCGGCAATCCACTCCAAAGTCGGGCCACGGTCGCCAAACGATGTATTAGGAAACCACTCTGTGTGGTCCTTAATGATGAGTTCTGAGTTAGCAAGCTGCACGATTACCTCGTTGGGAATGCTGCTGTTGGCGTTGTGATGGTCCGGGCATATCTGGTGATACGAACGTCTTGCAAGTATCCGTTTAACGCGCTTCCACCAACCCGGTCGGCACCAACATATAGCGTGTTAGTCTGAGTAAATGAGTCGGTTACAGCGCCGCCGCTGGTGGCGTCTGCCGTCCCGTTGAGATACAACTTCAAATTTCCAGTGGCGCTTCCAGATCGAACAACGGCAAAGTAGTACCAAGTAGACGCAGACAAAGTAGTTGAGCCAGTCAAGTTAGACGCGGTGTAACTAAACTGGAGTTTGTTAAGAACGGTGACGTTAACAGACCATCCGGTAGTTGCCGTTCCTTTGCTCAGTATTCCGTAGATAGCGCCAGTCGCCGACAAGTAAACCCAACCGTCAATCGTAAAATCGCCCGTGCCAAGCTGAAGTTGCGGTCCATCAATAGCCGTCAACCAATCCCCAGTACCGTCAAACCGCATACTTGTTGGCGACCACTTGTACTGAGAGATACTGGTTTGGGAATTTCCAACCGTGATTGCATTGTTCTGCACCGCAGCGTCGTAGATCCCCGCGTTGGTGAAGTTGGTTAGGAGACCAGTCCCAGAAATTGCTGTGACTGGTGATGTGGGTGGCGTGAATGCGCCGGTGTAAACCGCTGTGCCTTTAACTACACGAAGGTTGGAAATATACCCATTAGTCAAAAAAGTTGAGCCACCGTTTGTCCAGTAACCAATGTTTGGAGTATCTACTTCGTACAATGAATTTGTGCTTACCGCAACAGTAGCACCCAGAACCCCATTAACATACAAAGTAATATTTGTTCCATTACGAACCGCTGCAAAATGATTCCAAACGTTTAGTACACAAGCCCCGAAAGTTAGGCTTGCAAGATTAAAGCTGCTGCCATTTGATGACGCATAAAAAGTAAAATTTGAAGAGGTGACTGCAATCATAATGCCAAAATTATTTCTGGCATAAAGAGCGTTGTTTGCTGTGGCAGATGTATAAAACCATCCTTCAATCGTAAAATTTCCAGACCCTAAAGTTAAAGCTGCGTTATTTGCAAGCGATAGATAATCCGTACTGCCATTGAAATACCCGCTCCCGCCATACGCCGCAGCGGTGTACGAATCAGTCGGTGAGAACGGCTGGAAGGCTTGGACGCGGGGAGTGCCAGATCCAATAGTAATTGCGCTTGCAAGAGTGGAACCGTCAACAAAACGGTTGTATCCGCAAGACAAAAAAATTGTACTCCCCAAGGCCGTCAACGGAGTTGTTGGCGTTGATGAGATTGTCAAGTTTGTATTTGACAGTCTTAAATTTGAAACGTAACCAGCGAAACTGTTTGCAGCACTTCTGTCCGTGCCAATTCGCATGGCGTCGGTTTGGTTGAACGTAGTCGCTGACGTACCAGTGCCGTCAGATATTCCATTAACATATAAAGTTGTTTGATTTGAACCAGTTCCAGCACGAACAACAGCGACATAATACCAAGTATTTGCCGCAAGACTTGTTGCACCAGTTATGCTTGTTGAAGTGTCAATAAACACCAACTTATCAGCAGAACTAACTTGAAAAACCCATCCCGTTGGGGTTGCCGCACCTTTAGCAGCAATTGTGTGTGTTGCCCCAGATGTGGTGCGAAATACCCAAGCCTCAATTGTAAAATTACCAGATCCAAATCTTAAACTTGAGCTATCAGCAACACTTAAATAACTGCTAGAAAAAAAATTGCTCCATTGTCCAGTAGTCCAATACGGAGTGATTGAACCCTGCGTTGGGGTTCCGTTACGGGTGATGGTGAAGTTGTTTGTCGAAGAATCTAAAAACGTATTGTTCTGCTGCCCGTTTGTGCTGGTTGTTTCCAGTAACAAAGGAACATACGGAAAATATGGGTCTGTAGCAACCGCCGCTACTCGGCCTGATTTAGATGCAGCAAACATTATGTGTAGTTCTGGCCGATAGTGGTTCCAAACCAGCTTGAACCATTAGAGAAAAACGAAAAAATATCCCGTTTGCTTGCGGTGCTGGTGATTGTTGGCGCTGTAGCCGAAGGCCATGAAACCGTAGACCAAGTAACCGTTCTGCCGCCAGTCCCGTCTTGAGACAAGATGATAATGAATGACTTACCGGCTATCGCCGTGGGCATCGTAATCGTAGCGTTACCCGTCAGCGTCAGGTTCTGAACCGTACCGTTAGTCAAGTCCACCGTGATTGCCGTGCTGGTATTGGCCGAGTAAAGCGTCTCAACGTAGTTGGTGACCGTGGGATTAGTTAGCGCAGGCGCATTGTTAAACACAACCAGCCCAGTGCCGGTGTCGTCAGTCAACGCTGAAAACAAATTGGCACTAGATGGCGTTCCTAAGAACGTCAAAACACCCGTGCCGGTTGTGGTTGTTGCCGGAGCCGCGCCAGCACCACCCCCAATAACCAACGCATTAGCAGCCAACGCAGCCGAGGAGGCCCAAGCACTACCGCTTGAAAAGTATGGTACACCCCCGCTGGTTCCGGCGACCGTCAAAGCCAGCGTCCCAGATCCCGTAATGGGAGATCCAGCAACCGAAACAATACCGCCGGTAAATGTCTGCGCTACAGAAGAAACAGCGCCAGCCTGAACCAAAAGGTTCCAATAAGTTCCGTTAGTTGGAAGATTACCTAACGATGCCAGAATACAGATGTAACTTGAACCGTTGTATAGAACAATGTCGTTTACATAGTATTGCGTTGCGCCGGAATACGTTCCTTTAGACGCAACCCCAAGTGAATAGCCAAGGCTGTTCCAAGCCGTTGAGCCTGTACCAATCTTAAATCTGCCGGTATCAGTCTCAGCGCCCATCTCGCCAACGGCAAGGGTAGGGTTGGCGCTAGTCCAAGCCGAGGCAGTCCCGTTTCTAATCTGAATCTGAACGGCCATTACGGCGTACCTCCGTCAATCGCGGTAATCCCGCCATAGTTACTTGTTGGCGTTCCACCGTCAAGGTTTGGACTGCCGCCGCCTCCACCGCTTTGGGTTACCCAAGACAACGTGCCAGATCCATTGGTAGACAACACTTGCGCTGACGTACCGTCCACAGCGGGAAGCGTCCAAGTTACATTACTGGAAACCGTTGCAGGAGACTTGAACGCTACATAGTTGCTGCTATCTGCATCAGCAAACCGCAAAGCACCCTGCGTTCCTAATTGTACGTTAGTGCCGTCCCAAGTGAAATTGGCAGAGCCACCAAACGAACCCGAGTTATTAAACTGAACCTGCGTGTTTGAACCACCGGGAGTACCACTACCACCAGAATACTGCGGAATGTTAAGCGTTGTCCCGTTAAAGGTGGCCGCGCCGCTGGTGCCAGTCGTTGTTAGCGTGATCGGTGACTGATAATCAGTGTTTGCTATTGCAGCAGAGAATGCGCTTGTACCGTTACCTTTAAGAACACCAGTAAGAGTCGCTGCTCCAGTGCCGCCTCTATTTACCGCTACAGTCGCGCCATTCCATGTTGCGCTAGTGATTGAACCGGGGTAATCAAGCGTGTTCGTTGACCACGA